ATAACCAATATATCATGCCTTGGAAAGGGCTGTAGAAAAAGTAAACTAGACCTTTTATAGCCATTTTCAGTTGTCAAAGTACAGGTTTAATTTTTCATTTTAGGCCGAGGATGATTTGATAATGTTGCATTGTGCGTCCAATAAAACGGACAGCAGAAGGGAGAGTGAATGTGGAAGAGATATTTACTACTGAGCAATATGTAAACTCTTCTCAAGTGAAAGTGTCTTTCGGAGTGTCATGTGACGATTGGTGCTTAATTCAACAGTCAGAGACTTGGAAGAGACTTCAAAGTTTCCTTGAGGAAACAAAAAGTAAACATAACCGGATGTCCCTGAGAGAGAAGGTAAGTTTATTGGGAGGGAAGCTGAATGAATAGCTTCTTGGTAAGTTTGCCCATTATTCAGAGTTCGGCTAACAGTTTTTACGATCTCTGGGGTATGGACACAGCTGTACAAAACGCAATCGTTCCATACGCAGATGTCTGTTATAGAAATTGGTAGCCTTGAGTGATTTGTAAATGACATGTAAACAATGAGTGCATCCTTGGAAGGGCAATATTCAACAATGTTGCAATCAATGCTTATGCGGTGCCAGTAAAAAGTCATGATGACTGAATAGGCAGTTCCTAGTGAACCAATTAGGGCAAGAACAAAAGTAAATATATTCATAGAATTTTTCTCCTTTGCTTTTTATAGAGCATACCACAAATGGAGAAAAAGCAACAGAAAGGAGCGTGAGAAAATGCCAAAAACGAATCTTGCGCAGAGCACCACAAAGAAGAAAATGGCATATGTTCGTGGAATGATGGCGGGAGGACAGGCACAACAAGGCAAAGATCCGGCAGACCTTGCCCCGAAGTATGGAGTTACAGAAAAGACAATCCAGAACTGGATCAGAAAGCCGGAAAGAATGAATGTCGAGAACTTTTTCCGTCTGGCTGATGATCTTGGATTGAAGATCACAGTTGAGTTTCGGAACATCCCGGAATAGGAGCAGGACATGAAAGAAAGAACATTTAAAATCGGAATTGTAGTTATGGCGCTTGGCGCAATGGCTATGGACTCGAAAGGAGTTGGCTGGATGATTGCCGCAGGAATGGTAATTGCTGGCGCGGTGATCGCACATGTGGCATACACACTCGAGAGAGTGGAAAAAGAGCGGAAGGAAACCGAGCACCGTATACAGCAACTTCGGAAATCTGCGTGAAAGGAGAGAAAATGCACATCAGTGGAACGAGAACTGTAAAACCGGACAGGCAGATCCTTAATCCAACGTACCCACGTAGGGATAAGAAAAATGAAGGGGATTTTAAGGATTTGTTAGAGACGGAAATAAAAAAGATGGAACCACAGAAGCCGTCCAAAGCACAGTGATTCCACCAATTGGGGGTTTTGTTTGTCCATATTTAGGGAAAACAAAAGTAAATATTAAGAATAATACTGTATTTTCATTTTACAAGAAATAGATTGGATGTGCAAGTAAAATTATGAATTTATCACAGATTAAAAGCCTTGTAGCCGCTTACCTGAGCTGCAAGGACACAGAAAGAGTTATAAATGATGCCGGATCGTTTTTGTTTATGGAAGCATCATGCCCACTGCTGGACAAGCCACGGGAAGAAATATTTGCCGCGCTGATCGATGGATTGAGCGATACTGACGCAGATCGCGTGTATGATCTGCTGCAACAAGGCAATGCAGAGGATATTTACCTTATCCGGATTGGAGCGTTGCATGAGTAATGTCCCAGATAATTATGATTTCTTCCAGCAACATGAAGCAGAGCAGGACGCGAAGTTGGAGAAATGCCCGGTATGTTCCTGCTGTGGAGATCCGATTCAGGATGAATACCGTTATGTTATCGGAGACGAAAGTTATTGCGAGGATTGTATGATTGCATGCTTCCGAGTACCGAATTTTTAAAGATAGGAGGGTATGACGTATGGCGCTTAAAGCGTGGAACGAAATGAGAGCGATAGATGTTACACCGTACTGTGAAGAGAGGGACGGAATGACCTATCTGAACTGGGCGAAATGCATTGATCTACTGCATGAGAACGGAGCAGGCAAAGTGTACTGGATCCCAATTCCGGATGAAAAGACAGGAAGTAGCCTGCGGATGGTGGAAAAGGAATTCAAAGACAGCAAAGGAAACACGAACAGGTGCTATGAGACGCGAATCTTGGTTGTGATCGATGATAACAAGTATGAGATGCAGTCTCCGGTCATGAATGGTTCCAATCCTGTGAAAGACAATTCCATGAGCCAACAGCGAGTATGGAACAGTATGTGCCGGTCGTTTGTGAAATGCGTGGCAATACATACCGGGCTAGGCTTTAATCTCTGGCTCAAAGAGGAAATGCAACCGTTTAACAATAAAATTCCGAAGAAAGAGGAAAAGCCAGATCCAGCAAAGATCAAGGTTTTGAAAGATTTGTGCATTAAGTACAAAGTAAATCTCGAATATTGGATTGAAAGCAATGGGAAGACTTGGAATAGTTTAACCGCGAGTGATGTTGGAACGATGTTGAATAGCTTAAAAGTAAAGTATGGTGATGACTAATGTACACGCTTGTGGATATAAAACAGTACCGCGAAAGTGCAGAGGGGACGGATCTTATTGTTTCCATTCCCGGTATGAAGCTTGGAAGCCTATTGCAGCGAAAGAAGATTCAGAATGCAGAGATCCGGTTTGATGATGGGCGACACATATCTGCAGAACAGCGGAGAAAAGCATACGCAACCATCCGTGACATTGCGGATTGGACTGGATATCCGCCAGAAGAAATGAAAGAACGCATGAAATATGAGCATATGATTCGCACAGGAGATTCATATCCTAGCCTTTCAAATTGTTCTATGGATACAGCGCGGGAATTTATCAATACAATACTGGAGTTTGCGCTGGAGTGGGGCATCCCGCTTTCAGATAATGCAATCGACCGGACGGATGATATCGGCAGATATCTGTATTACTGCCTGATGCATAAAAAATGTGCCATCTGTGGGAAAGATGGGGAAATTCATCACGAGGATGCAATCGGTATGGGGAATAACCGCCGGAAGGTGGATGATTCCAATTACAAAAAGATCTGCTTGTGCCGGACACATCACACGATCGCACATCAGATGGGTGTTATCCGGTTTCGGCAGATGTATAAGGTGTATGGAATTGTAGTCAAAGATTTACAGGAAGGAGAAGAGAGTGAATCAGTTGGAAATTTTTAGAAATAGAGAATTCGGAGAGATCCGGACAGTAATGGTGGATGGAGAGCCGTGGTTTGTTGCGAAAGATATTGCGGAAATTCTGCAATATACAAATACACCAAAAGCCATCAGGGATCATGTTGATGAAGAGGATAAGCTGATCGAACGAATCGTTCTGTCAGGTCAAAACAGGGGAGCCATCTGCATCAACGAATCAGGACTTTACAGTTTGATCCTTTCGAGCAAAATGTCAGGAGCAAAGCGTTTCAAACGTTGGGTAACATCCGAAGTGTTGCCACAGATCAGAAAGACCGGCACTTATCAGAAACCAATGACTCCGCAGGAAATGATGCGGGTACAGCTCGGAATGATTGACGACCATGAGGAACGGATCGCACATCTTGAAAACACCATGACCATTGATTACAGGCAGCAGCAGGAACTGAAAAAAGCAGTGAACAAAAGGGTGATGGATGTGCTTGGCGGCAAGAGGGCACCTGCCTATAAAGAAATCAGTAAGAAGGTATTTTCGGAATGCAACCATGACATTCAGGACTATTTTGCCGTAAATTCAAGGAATAATGTGCCGGTATCGCGCTTCCGGGAGGCGTTGCAGTATGTCGAGGATTGGAATGCAAGCAATAACACGATGATCGAAATACGGCAGTGTAATGCCGGGATGGGTGGTGCGGATGGAGTATAAATTTACAATCCCGCTGCGGCCGATCACCAAGAAGAACAGCCAGCGGATCATAAAGGATGGATCGGGGAGATCCCGGATCATTCCGTCAGTAGCCTATAAGAAGTATGAAAAGCAGTGTGCATCATACGTGCCACACGTGGAAACCATTGACTGTCCGGTGAATGTAAAGGCTGTGTATTACATGCCGAACCGCCGCCGGGTAGATCTCGTAAACCTGCATGAAGCCCTGCACGATATTCTGGTGCATTACAAAGTACTGGCAGATGATAATTGCAGGATCATCGTCTCCACGGATGGCAGTTATGTAGATGTAGATAAATGGGACCCGCGGACTGAGGTCACAATCACCGAGCTGGAAACGGGGTGATGGGTTGGATGGCAACTACATAAAACTGAGTCGTGGGCTTCTGGAATGGGAATGGTACACGGACATCAACACCACCCGGCTGTTCATCCACATGTTATTGAAAGCCAACTGGAAGGATGGAAATTTCAAAGGGACAACGGTTCCGCGTGGATCGTTTGTCTCATCCATCGGGAAATTGTCGGGCGAAACAGGGCTTACGGAGCGCGAAATTCGCACCGCAATTTCACATCTGAAAAAGACAGGCGAAGTGACAAGCAAAACGACAAACAAATTCAGCGTATTTACAGTGGTTAAGTACGATTTGTACCAGACAAACGACAGGCAAAATGACAGACAGGAGACAGGCAATCGACAACCTAACGACATTCTAACGACAACAATAGAAGAAAAGAAAGAAGGAAAGAAGGGAAGAAATACACCCCCTATATCCCCCGTGGAACGGTTTGAGGATTTTGCCGCTGCCTACCCGAAAGCCTGTACCGGATATCTGACAGAGACGGAATACTGTAATGCGGTAGCCGCCGGGGTGCCGGAAGAGGATCTGATTATAGCGGCGCAGAATTATGCGGTTGCCTGCCGGAAGAAAAAGACACCAGTCCGGTACATCAAGAATCCGGAAAACTTTTTGAAAGAAAACCTGTTTATGACTTACGTGAAAGGGGCTGACGATGGATCAACAGACGAAAAAAATGATAAACGAGATGCTGGAACGCATGAGAAATCGCTCAACGAGCTGCTCGAAGAGTGCGGATGCTCCGGAGAGTTCGAAGGATTCTGATGTTTGTCCGATCTGCCACGGTAGTGAGTGGATCTTAACGGAAAAGGACGGAGTTGAAACAGCAAAGCCGTGTAAGTGCCGGGAGCGTGCGATTATGTCGCGTCGGCTGCGCTTTGCAGATATCCCGGAATCGTTCCGGGGAATGGATTTGAAAACCTTCCGGGTGGATGCGTACCGGCAGCCGGACAGCAAAAAGAAAGTGGCGGATGCCTGCCGGATAGTAAAAGCCTATCTCAGTGATTTTGAACACCAGAAGGAGCAGGGCATGGGTTTGTTTATCTGGTCCAGGGCGAAGGGCAGCGGGAAAACCCGGATTGCTGCCGGGATCGCAAATGAGCTGATGAAAAGCTACGCCGTAAAATTTGCTGTGTCCTTAACAATTTTGCAGGAGATAAAGAATACATGGCGGCGGGATGCGGAATACAGCGAGAACCAACTTCTGGATGCGCTCTGCACAACAGATATTCTTGTGATAGATGATTTTGGAGTGGAGCGGCCGGCGAACTGGATAAGTGACAAGCTGTACCAGATCATAAACGAGCGGTACATAAACAAGCGCGTGACGATTTTTACCAGCAATGAGTCTTTGGAGACTTTGCAATACGATGATCGGATCACGAACCGGATAAAGGAGCGAACGTATCAGATCGCTTTCCCGGAAGAATCGGTTCGGGACCATATCGCAGAGCAGCACCAGGAAGACATGCTGCAGAAACTTTTAAACGGTTGAAACACCACCCATAAGGGGAAAGAAACTCTTGCAAGTGCGGAATTATAGTTATCACAAAAGCCATGATCTTAACTTGCCAACACCGGGGCGGCAATCGCCCCACTACCCAGAGAGGCGAGAGAAATACATAGCAATAAGGACAAACGTCTGGAGCGTGAAAATATAAAGCTGATCGGGCAGATCCAAGGTTATGAGGATTTCAAGCCGGAACACCGGGACCCGAAAGCGTACAAGAAATTTAAGGCAGAGCCTACTTACTACGGCAGTGGCAGGATTTGCAGCTATGGGGACAAGACGAAAGTCTGTGACCCGAGTTGCAGATTTTGGAGCACCTGTGTAAAAGGGCGGAATGCTGGAAAGGAGAATAAATGCACAGAGTAAATCAAAGAGAGCGGTTGATACCGATGAACATATACCGGAAAGAGATTGCAAGGGCGCGTCTGGGGGATAATATTGCGAACCATATGGGATTTATATTTGCCCTGGCACTGTACGACAAATTTGATCTGACATTTAAGCAGATCACGAACTATTACACCAAAACAGTAAATAAGCGCGTTGCCTGGCAGGATGATAACAATGATTCTGTAACAAGCCAGAGTATGATGGAGTATTGCCGGAAACGGAAAATTGATGTGATCGGCTGGGTAAAGTCGATACCAATGTCGCAGAAGCTGTACATGGCAGATATCCAGAAAGGGCGCGCAGTGCTTGGAGCAGACCGTAATATCGAAAGCGCACTGGCATCCACAATGTACCTGACAATTCCCACACTAAAAGAATCGTACCGGTTCTCGAATGCCAAGATTGAGGAATTTATGAAGTGGGTTGCCTATTACATTGATTCCTACTGGCGAAAACAGCCAAAGAGCAAAGAACACTATCTGTCCGATGCGATTATCCGGCAGACATTTATCGAGGATGAACATTGGGATATTGTTACTGGAGAAGCGGTATAAGGACGCGATAGATATGTAGAAAAAGCAATATATTTTTTAATTTGTTGTACTTTTGTATATCATAAATAAACCCGTTATCATTTAATCTATATGAGTAAACTATAAAATAAACGTATTTTCAAGGAGAAAAATAGAATGAACGATTTAATGATTTTTGAAGGCTATGAAGTAGAAGTATTTGAATTTGAGGGACAGGTATTGTTCAACCCGTATCATGTTGGTAAATGTTTAGAGTTAGGTGATAGTGCTGTAAAAATGGCAGTTTCAAAGATGAATGATAAGCAGGTTATAAAGCTGACAAATTCTAAAGTCAAGAAAAGTAACTTTAGAAAATTACATAATACTGGAGAGAATTTCCTTACAGAAGGTGGTGTGTACAAACTTGTATTCAAAAGCCATAAGCCAAATGCTGAAAAATTCACAGATTGGATTGCCGATGAAGTACTTCCTACATTGCGCCAGACAGGACATTATGAGATGCAGAAACAGCGAACAACCAAGAAAGTGCATACGGAGAGTTTATCAGCAGTAAATAATGCAGTTAAAATTCTTACACCTATGCTTGCGGCAGCTGGTTGTGATAGCAAGATACAGCTTCTTACAGCGAAATCGCTCTACGAAAAGGCAGATGTGACACTTCCAATTATGATCGAAGCAGATCGGCAATATTTTGACACGGTACATATTGCTCGAAACGTTGGAATTTATTATCAGAGTTCAGGAAAGCCGGCAGACAAAGCGGTAAATGAGATTATTCGTCGATTGGATATTCCTGAGAATATGTATACAGATACATGGGAGAGTAAAGGAAAATGGCAAGGAACAGTCAGAAAGTATGTTCCAGAGGTTATAGATATGGTTCGTTCTTGGTATGTAGATCATGGATATCCTAGAGATATCGAGTATATGCGGACTGATGGTCAGATGAAAACATATCATGTAATTTGGCGTAGAGGTGGCGTGGATATATAAAGGTAGTTAATAAACATTAGTCCAACTAAAAATTGAATATTGACGGTTGAATAAGACATAATATCACTAAAAATAATCGATCGGGGGGGAAACTATGATGGAAAAGCTTGATTATGAAATATCAAAGGAATATAGCCATGAACTTAACGAAATCAATCATAAGTTGGGAATGATGGAGAAAGGAAGGATATACGAGTTAAGCGGAGCACAAATGGATGGGTATTTAGCAACGAATGTTGGTCAATTAAGAAAAATGATCAATGACTTGTTGAATAAAATTCAGAACGGCCAAGAAGGAACTGCGACAGAACTTGGAAAAATTGTGAGAGATCTTTAAAACACACTTACCAACTGTCAAATATGATGGTTGGTATTTTTTGTGCAAAATTGAAAAGGGGAAATACCAGTGGACGAAAAGGAAGTATTTGAAATCTGCAATCAGGTTGACAGTTTTATCGCTGCGGAGCTGACAGAATCCATCGTGATTGGGACAAGCTACGATATGTTGGAAGCGCACCACGGCATTCTTCCGATCAGCCGAAATTGTTTTTACAGAAAGCGCCGGATCGTGCAAAGGATCATAATGCAGAGGTTGGGGCGTATCGTGGAAGAGCCGAACGGGCAGTTAAGGATGGTGTGGTAATATTGGTGGATGGACTACTTATTTGCTTTTCGATCATCCATATAAAGCGTGGTTGTTCCGTATGGCTCTCTATATAAAGTTTTATCTATGCGACGTACATAATTTTCATGTCCGTCATTACGGATTTGAAATTGATAGGAGATAGTTGAATTATTATTGTTAAAGGACAAGTCTCCTTTTTTCCATTCTCCGTTTTGATCAAAGTAAAGTGTGTAAAGAAACATATACCCATGATTGTCAAAATTATGTAACCATAGATAAAATGGATATTTGCATTTACGCATGGTTGAAGTATATGGGGTAAGCCGAAGGTGAGATGTTGGCAGTTTACCTTCATATACGGTGTCTGTTCGGAGTGTGTTGGGTAAAATCGAATCTCTGTAATATTTCTGAAATGGTTTGATAAGATTATTGGCTGCATGGAGATAGGTGTATGCAAGGTCTAAATTGTGATCGGACAGGGCAATGCATACAAAATTCCCATCTGAAATAAATGGCGATTTTAAATCAAAGGGGTTCATATCATAAATAGCCACGTCTTGATAGGTTATGTTTAAGTTATTCTCCTTTTTATGTGCTTCACGCTTATAATATTGCTCCATTTTAGGGTTTGGAGTATATGTGGATGTGGTAGTTGCCTGAACGGTTGCGGCAGAATTTGTAGCGTCTGCTAGTTTGAATAAATCGAGTATTTTTTGCATTATTGACATTGGTAGAGACTCCTTTCTGCTATGGAATAAGTGTATTTTAGCATATTCAGAGTAGATGTGCATTATAAAAATCCCCCGCCTACGTCATGTAAGCGGGGATTTTTATGGGTCCTATTTAGTCGATAGGTGGCGTAGTGTTATCTAATAACTTATTAAAGATATTTAATATATACATTTTATATGCTTCTGTTGATGGTAATTTTTCAAATCTTTCCATTAGATTTCTAGCAGCTAAATCCGACGAATCATTTAAATCAAAGGAATCATAGCCATATGAGGTTTGTATCATAGATTCCAAATCTTCAGATGGAATTTCTACAAGAATACTATATTCGGTATATAATTCTATTAGTTCTGAAAACATTGGATTTTGTATAAAAGAATTGAGTCCTGGAGCAATGTTTTCCTTGTTTTTTTTAATGATTTCTATAGATGTATCTGTCAGACCTAGTTCTTTATGGATTTCCATATATTTGGGATTTTTAACATTACTAAAGCCAAGAAGGTAGTCTGTTGTAACATGAAAGCGTTTCGAAATTTTTTCAAGAGTTTCAAAGCTAGGCTCCTGTTCTCCACGCTCATATTTACCTAATGAAGAGTATGATATATTTAATTCACTTGCAAGTTCTCGCAGGGATAAACCATTTTCTAAACGTAAATTTTTTATTCTATTCATATTGTGTACCTCCTAGACACATAATAACACAGTTTTCCCAAAATGTAAAAATGTATATTGACATTGTACGAAATAGACACTATAATCATAAATGTGCATGAAAGATACACGGAAAGGAGAAGAAAAATGAAACGTGCAACTATAGTTTTAGAGGATAGTGTGCATAAGGCTGCCAAGATAAAAGCTGTAATGCAGGATAAAACTTTTATTCAGTATGTAGCGGACTTGGTAGCGGAAGATGTGCGAAAAGATTTGCAAACAAAAAAAGAGCAAACACGATAAGTTTGGCGACCGACGTGATTGCTCTCGCAACTGGAAATAAGTACAAGCCCTACTTCTATGTGTATTGTAGCTTATTTCCGTGGAAAAGTCAATTTTTCGAAGAAAGGAAATAATTAACAATGAGTGAATTAACAGTAGTCGAGAATGAGTTGGTGCCGGTATATGAGACGAGCACCGGAGAGAAAGTAGTATATGGTTCAGAATTGTATGAGGTTCTTGGAGTAAAAAGTAATTATCGTGATTGGGTGAAAAATCGTTTGAATGATTGTGAAGCCGTTGAAAATGAAGACTTTCAGATTTTCGCTAAAAATATAGCGAAAGGCAGACCGGCACAAAATCATATCATCAAACTTGACACAGCCAAGGAAATGGCAATGCTCGAACGTAATGCGAAAGGCAAGCAGGTGCGCCGGTATTTCATCCAGGTAGAGAAGAAGTTCAAGGCAGGCAAGACAAGCAAAAAAGTACAGAGTGCGAAGAAAGAGAGACTTCCATCTGTGAATATGATGGTAAAGAACATCAAGGAAGCCCTGCATGATGCTGGAGTAGATTCCAAGTACATAGCTGCAGAAGTAGTAAGAATTTATTCTGATTCCGGTTATCCTGTTAATGCTCCGTTAATCTCTGATACACCGAAGTTGTGGGACTGCACGAGTATTGCAAAAGAACTTGGCGTTTTTTCGGAAACTGGTAGACCTCATGATAAAGCGGTGAGCGCGATTATTCAGAAGCTGGATCTCTTTACCGATGAAATCGTGAGAACAGCATACAGCCGGAATGGGCATGATGGTGTGACAATGCAGTATAAGGAAAGTGTTTTCCAGAAGGTAAAAGAATGGTTGCAGGAGAACGGCTATCCAACAGTCATTGAACTGGAACTTGCAAACGGCAATGTAAATAAATGCCGGGTAGTATACGGGGAGGTGGCCTAGTTATGGATAGAGCGGTATTAGAAAGATACGAGAAGATTCTTGAAATCATGGAGAATGAAAGGGAAAATCAGCCAATGGCAAGCCAGCGGACAAAGGATGGTTATTCTGGGTTTCAGGATGCAATTGAGGAATATGTCAATGGTGTGCAGGAAGATGCCTTTTATTGGGGATACATGACGGCTATGAAACAACGAGAAGGAATGGTGGTTACAGATCCAGAAGATTCGGAAGAGGTACATGACAAGGAACCTATGTATTGTGGGGAAGATTTTCGGCGATATGTGGGATATAGGATAGAGGATGTATTATCAGATGAGAATGACTGCAATGTTCAGATCAAACTGAAAAATACTCATACAAATAAAAGTGCGACAATATACGCAGACAAAGCGTTTGATGGCGAGACACTCTATGTTATGGATAAGTAGGTGGGGAGGAAATATTTATGAATGAAAAGCTTGACGAAATGACGAGAGAATTATTACTTGCGTTTGATGGCACTGATCCAAAAGAAATTGATCGATTGAGAAATGAATGGCTTGCAGAACTTGAAAGCAGAAAGTCGGAACTTCAGAGACCTGATAGAGCTGTTGATTATGTCAATGCCATATGTGATGTGGCTATTGAGCGGGCAAAAAGAAGAATGAAAGTGGCATAAAATTATTAGAGAGCTTAGAAATAGGCTCTCTTTTTTCTTGGTAAATCATTCTTTTTGAAAGACTGCATTTCTGGCAGTAATATTTGCCAGCATGTCACTCAGTACCACCAGATCGGCAGCGAGAAGGGCAATTTCATCGTCAGACATGCAGTTGGCAAGCTGGCAGGCGAGTGTTGAAAGAAAATAAAGGTTTGAACAGATTTGCATGGGATTACCGAAGAGGTTTTATATATTTTATGCGTCTGTGGTGAAACTGTGCGAAAAATCTTTGAATTTTAGAATCAAGTAGCAGAACCAAGCGATCATATAGCACCTCCTGTTATGTAGTATATGTGGATCAAGTAACATTTATTTGTTTAGAACATGGTTTGGCAGAACAGACAATATATTTGTTAAAAAATGTGAACATTGACAATTGAATAATGACGGTCAAAGCGGTATGATGTTTATATCAGTTTATGAAAGAGAGGTTTTTATATGGCAAAATGTTTTTGGTGTGATGGAACTGGAAAATTCAAACAACCTCGTGATCAGAAGAAATATGATATGATTTTTGATCAGTATGATTCTCCGGGGACTATGACTATGGGAGAATGTAGAGAAAAGGCTTTGGAAGAAGTCGGATATGACTTGATCACATGTGAACATTGTAATGGAACTGGAATACAGAAAGACTGAATCATTACTACCAACCGTCAAATACGATGGTTGGTATTTTTTTGCGCAAAATTGAGAGGGGGAATGTCTGTGGACGAAAAGGAAATATACGAGATCTGTAATCAGGTAGACAGCTTCATTGCTGCGGAGCTGACGGAATCCATTGTGATCGGGACAAGCTACGACATGTTGGAAGCGCACCACGGCATTCTTCCGATCAGCAGGAATTGCTTTTATCGGAAGCGGAGGATTGCGCGGCGGATCATAAAGCAGAGGTTTGGGCGGATTGTAGAAGAACAGAACGGGCGGTTGAGGATGGTGTGGTAGGAATAGAAAGTTCAATTGAGAAGAGAACAAAAAAGTGGTATAATGACTATATTCTCAGCGATGACTAAATTTTTAACAGGATTTGAAAAATAAAGGAATATATGATATTTGAAAGTGAGGGACAAGAATGGAAAAATTAGTTGAATTTTTAACATCAAAAATTGGATATACTATTGCGGTAATAGGCGGTTTTTTGTTTCCGGGATTAATCTTTATATTTATATGGGATAAAGACTTATTTATAAATTTGAACATTGTGGTTTTATTTACGTTTGCTATAGCAATTTCATTTATGTTATACATTCCGAATTTTATTTTAAGCATATGGGCAATTGAGTTACAGGAAAAGATGCGGAAAGAAAAAAACGAAGAGAAATATTTTACTATATTAGTGCTCGGACTTTTGGCAACAGTAACCGAAATGTCTGGGGAAATGATAAATAAAATTTTGGATCCAAGTGTAACAATAGGTCATGTGGTTTTATTTGTTCTTGGCGCCACATTGCTTTTAATGGCTTTCAAACTTGTTCAAGAAGTGATGTACAGTTGCTTCAGAAAGTGGAATGGGAGAGTTGTTAAAAAGTGAAATCACACGAATAGATAATGTTATTGAATTCTAAAACATAAGAAATGTAATGAAACAGAGAACAACATTATTAGATTATCAAAGAGGACGAGAAAAACGCCCTCTTTTTTCATGCCCTAAATTGGTACAAATCCTCTGAAATCCTGCTTTATAATTATGGTATGAGGTTAGAAATGTACCATTTGGCAGAGAAGAGGTGAGATAGTGGAGAATTATGAGAGAGCAGAACAGGACTACATGGGCGGTATGAAGTACAAAGATATAGCAGAGAAGTACGGAACCACTATCAACACTGTTAAGAGCTGGAAGAAACGGTATGGGTGGAATCGGAAAGAGGGTGCGCCCAAAAGTAAAAAGGTGTGCACACAAAAAGGCAAGGGTGCACCCAAGGCGGTAGCGCCTATAGATGATGGTACAAAAGAAACATTACAGAATAATGAACTCACACCGGAACAGCAGATGTTTTGCATATATTACAGCCGGACATTTAATGCAACCCAAAGCTATTTGAATGCCTATGGGTGCAGCTATGAAGTGGCGAATGCGAAAGGACCTCTATTGGTAGTGAAAGATAGTATTCACCGAGAAATAGAACGTCTGAAAGAAATCAAGCGCCAGCAGATAGTTGCTGGAACTGACGATATTGTGGAACTACAGATGCGTATTGCTTTTGCAGATATTGGAAACTATATGGCATTCGGGCAGAAAGAGATTGAGGATCCAGAGACAGGTATTGAATATATGATTAGCACTGTTGATCTGAAAGAATCAACGAACACAGATACACAGATTATCCAAGAGGTTAAGCGTGGAAAAGATGGTGTATCTATCAAGCTGGCAGACAGACAAAAGGCAATTGATTGGCTTACGATGTTCTTCGAGATGAATCCGACGGATAAGCACCGGAAAGAATTTGATAAGCACAAGCTTGATCTGGAACTGCTTAAGCTGGAGATGCAAGCTAAAGAGAGCGCAGACGATACACCAGAGCAGGACAACTTCTTGGATGCACTGAATGAATCAGCAAAGGAAGCGTGGTCAGATGATTGATTGGACAGATTTTGACCGGCGGGTGCACAAGCTAAAAGAAAATGTGATGAAAAATGCCATCCGGATGAAGCAGAAGTATAAGCAGAACGGATTTGCGTTTAAGCCATTTTCGAAGAAACAAAAGCAAGTTCTTACTTGGTGGTGCAAAGAATCTCCGGTAAAGGATAAGGATGGAATCATAGCAGATGGAGCAATTCGAAGCGGTAAGACATTGTGCATGTCTTTAAGTTATGTCCTTTGGGCAATGAGTACATTCAATATGCAAAATCTTGGCATGGCAGGAAAGACAATCGGATCATTCCGGCGAAATGTGCTGTTCTGGTTGAAGCTGATGCTCCGGAGTCGTGGTTATAAGGTAGCAGATCATAGATCTGACAATATGGTGGAGATCCGCAAAGGCGATACGGTCAACTTCTTTTATATCTTCGGCGGTAAGGATGAGCGGTCACAGGATCTGATTCAGGGTATCACGCTTGCTGGTATATTTTTCGATGAAGTGGCGTTGATGCCGGAATCATTTGTAAACCAGGCAACTGGACGATGCTCTGTGGATGGTTCCAAGTTCTGGTTTAACTGCAACCCGGATAGCCCTAGCCATTGGTTCAAAATGAATTGGATAGATAAGGCCGATGAAAAGAAACTGATTTATCTTCATTTTACAATGGATGATAATTTATCCCTGTCGGAGAGGATTAAGGAAAGATATAGGGCAATGTATAGCGGCGTGTTCTATGACCGTTTTATCCTTGGCCTGTGGGTGATAGCCGAGGGACTTGTATATGGTATGTTCGATAAGGAAAAGAACATCTTCCACGGAGAGTACATATACAGTCCGCAATCATCCTATTATCTTTCTATCGACTACGGAACCATGAACCCATTTGCAGTAGGACTCATGGAATTACAGAACAGCGGCAGGGTACGGATGCTCCGGGAGGGACATTATTCTGGAAGGGAAACCGGAGTAACAATCGACAATGAGGCATATTACAAGATGATCCAAGAGGTGGCGGGAGATTTCCCGATCACTTCCATTGTCATTGATCCGTCAGCCGCAGCCATGAAAGCAACAATCCGGAAGTATGGAGAGTTTACCTGCACAGATGGAAATAATGATGTGTTGAATGGAATCCAAGAGGTAACAAAGTATTTGAATCTCGGTATGCTCCAGATACATGAGAGCTGCACTGAGACGCAGAAGGAGTTTGGCGCGTATGCATGGGATGATAAGGCAGTAGGGGAGGATCGGGTGATTAAGGAATACGATCACCACATGGATCTTATCAGATATTTTATTTATACAGTAGCGCGCAGATATAACAGAGGACTTATATAAGGCGGTGAAATATGGGATTATTAGCAGCAATTAAAGGATTAGTGAGTAGAATGTTCCAATCAGAGATGCAGGACCAGTTCCATGTGACTGGTATTACATCCGGTGATATGCAGAAAGCAATACAGAATTGGATGCTGATCTATAAAGGAGAGCCGGATTGGGTAGACCCAGAAGAGGGTATCAGGACAATTAAATTTGCAAAGTTTGTGTGTGAGGAAATCGCACGCCTTGCTACGCTTGCTATAGATGTGACGTTTGATGGAACAAGGAAAGAGTATATGACACAGTTCTGGGAGAAATCTGTACATGATCATATCCGGGAGTGGACTGGCACCATGTGTGAATGTGGAACGGTCATTCTTAAACCGAATGGTGTTGGTGTGGACATTGTAACGCCAGACCGATTTGAGATCACAGAGCTAGATGGAAACCACAATATAACCGGTATTGTATTCCAAGATGATTACCAGGAGGGCAAAGAGCATTACACTAAGCTGGAATATCACAGATTCTTTAATGCAAAGGTACGTATGACAGATGAAGAGAAGTATACAGATAAAACGTTTTATTCCATCTCGAATAGAGCATTTGTGTCGGAAAATTCCGGGGAACTTGGAAAACCTGTTGATCTGACCATGACAAAGTGGTCTGCTTTGCAGCCGGATGTGCATATAACAAAGAAGAGCGGAGACCAGATTGACTCGATGCTGTTTGGACTGTTCCGGATGCCATCTACAAATGATGTGGATCCAAAAAGTCCGCTTGGATTATCAGCATTTGCAGATGCTATCGAGGAGTTAAAAGATTTGGATATAGCATACAGCCGGAATGCAGAAGAAATCTTCGACAGTAGGCGATTGGTAATGGTGGACGATCGGTTGGTACAGAAGCCGGCATACAGGGATGAAAAAGGTGTGACTGTAAGACCAAAAGTGAAGCTGCCTAAGTTTTTTAGAGCAATGTCCGGGATGGACGCGGAAGAAACATACCACGAAGTCAACCCTCAGCTCAATACAGATGTAAGAAAAAGTGGAATCAATCAGCAGCTATCCCTTACCGGAGTAAAGTGTGGATTCTCAAACGGTTATTTTGTTATAGATGAAAAAACAGGAATGATAACAGCAACACAGGTGGAGTCAGATGATAGACGAACTATTCAGCTCATTAAAGACGTACGGGATGCAATGCAGGACTGCCTTGATGATTTGTTCTATGCGCAATCTGTATTTGCGGATTTGTACGGTCTTGCACCGGTTGGTGATTATGAGCCACAGTATGACTTCGGGGACATTACATACAATGAGGAAGAGGACAGAATGAGAAACCTCACACTCGCCAACTCCGGATACATTCCAAAGTGGCAGTATTTGGTCAGATTCGAAGGGTATTCAGAGGAAGATGCAAAGGCGGCTGTTGCAGAAGCAAGTGGATCACAAGAAAAAGGATTATTCAACGAGGAATAGACATGCAGTATAACCAAACTGTGGGATGCGCAGATATCCATATTGATACCAAGCGTATTGATGAGAACTTGAAAAGAGCGCAGGATTTATTGGATGGTCGAGTGCTGAATGATATGAAAGAATATATTCCAATGGATCAGCAGAAAGCATTGAGAAATGCAACTCATATTGTTCAACCTGGGTTAATTGAGTCAGATACACCATATGCTCATTATCAATATACGGGGGAATTGTATTTGACAGAAGATGGACGTTCGTGGGCGCATGCGAAAGAACATAAATATCCTACGGGTATGCCTCTGCATTATCACGCTCCCGGAACATCGGATCATTGGTTTGAACGTGCAAAAGAGACTCATAAGAAAGAATGGATTGATATTGTGAAGAGAGAGGTAGGCAAAGGATAAGTGCTAGAGCCGGAGTATTTCTATGGAAAATCTGATAAATTGATAGAGATGTATCAAGACCTTGAAGATTGGATTTTGCAGGATATAGCAAATCGATTATTGAAGAGCGGCGATTTATCTGGTACAGCTGATCGAGAACTGTGGAAACTCGAACAGATGGGATTGCACCGCCAAGAAATTATAAAAAGATTGTCACAGTTGACCGGTAAGAGCAGAAATGAGATAAGACGTTTGTTGCAAGATAGTGCTATGACTTCTTTTTCAAATGATAGCGAGGTTCTTGAAAAGGTGGCACAGGTTGTTCCACTCCTACAAAATAATGATGTGATTCAAGCCTTAAACGCAGAGCTGACAAAGACTATGGGCGAGTTGGGAAATCTCACAAGGACCACTATGATGCAATCGCAGAGAGATCTGTTGAATATGCTGAATGAAGTTGATTTCCGCGTAGCTTCGGGATTGCAGTCCTATAGCAGCGCGATTTGCGAAGTCCTTGACCGATATGCAGAGAGTGGAGTTATGGTGAATTATCCAACCGGATCGCGTAGATCCTTGGAAGCGGCAGTAAGGTGCTGCATTGTTACGTCCATGAATCAGACCGCAGCAGAGGTTACCAATCAGTATATTATCCAACATGGTGTAGAGTATGTGGTGGTGTCTCAACACTTGGGGGCGAGATATAATCCTAAGGACCCTACCGGCGTATCATCGCATGATTGGTGGCAAGGGAAAGCATATAAGATACACGGCAGTGAGCCTGGATTCCCAAATCTTTTAGAGAGTACAGGATATGACATCGATTTTGATGCTAAAAGAGGTGTCTGTGTCAATATGCTTGGGCTGCACGGATATAATTGTAGGCATTCCCACGGTCCGTGGTATAAGGAACTCGGGGAGTCACTACCAGAGATTGATAGAGAAGAGAGCCAAAAGAGGTATGATTTAGAACAAAAGCAAAGAGCCTTCGAACGTGCTGTTCGAAAGACAAAGAGGCAGTTGCTGGTAAAGGAACAGGAATTGAACACGTTCCCTGATGACGGGAATATCCGTGGAGATTATGACAAGCTGGCATACAGACTTCGGATGCAAAACCAGAAGTATGGAGAATTTTGTGCAGAGAACAATCTGCAGAAACAGTATGATCGTGTTAAGGTTGCCGGATTCAAGAAGCCGCAGGCGGCAAAGGCAAACGGCAGAGCGACGGCATACAAGAATGAACAGTATGCATCGTATGAAGCAAATCTTGGTAAGAATATGGTTAGCAAATCGGAATTCACGAGGATAATGTCAGATCGGTCGGAAAAGAAATTATTTACTCATTATTCAGAGGCCGTAAAGAGGGGCGATGTGTCGCCATTGGTAGATTATGGCATGTACCGAAAGACAGCTATGGAATTACAGGATAAATGTGTTGGACTTGTTACATCGAATGGTGTAAAATTAGAGAAAAGATCGCTTCACAGTATCGATAGGGTTATTGGATCGGTTGAACAACGGAGAAGTGGAATTACGGTTGATGATGTTGTTAAAGCACTTACATCTCCAGAAACAGAAATTAGACCGGTGAGATATTCCGGGACGTCGGCAAGTCAGAAATTTATATACAAAAATGCAGAAGTAACAATCAATCCGGTTACTATGACTTTGATTCAGGTAAATCCACATCACAGGGAGAAATGATATTATGAATATTGCAAAAAAAGATATAGAGACATTAGAAAAATATATCCCGAATATACATGAAATGTTATCTGTTAAAAGCGTCACAGATATTTTGGAGATGATAGATGACTTGATTATCGACGATATTCTGGAGCATGACGATGAGCCGAGTAATACCGGCAGGGAATTGCAACTGATTTATGATAGAATTCAAAGAGATAATTGAGAGTTTGGTACAAATCCAAGTCTGATATGATGTATGATAATAATGCAGATGGATTTCTTCTCATTGGTCATCTGCTAAACCTCCTTTTTATTCATAAACTCGTTAAAGGCGTCTTGAAATACAGGCGCTTTTTGCGTGTCAAAATTGGTACAAATCTTTTATAATCCTGTGTTACAATAAATTTAACAAATAAATAAGCACCGGACGGAGAGTAGGAATCCGTTCGCTACCCTACAACAATTATAGGATGACCGATATGGCACGTCCTGTTTTGGGCGTGCCTTTTTATTTGTTTTTTGCCAGCTATGGAGTAAATAGCAACTCACTTGTGCCGGACTGACCGGAGCAACAACTTGGAAAGAGAGAGGTAAGAGACATGGTAAAGATTATCAGCGAGTTGGAAAAAATTGGGTTTGATATCACGGACGAACAGAAGGAATCTATCAAGAAGAGTATTGGTGAGGAATTGTATTCCAAGCAGGAACTTGATAAGAAGATCTCGAAAGTTGAAACCGAGCGTGACAACTACAAAAAGCGCGCAGATACCGCGGAGGACACCTTGAAAGGGTTCGAGGGCAAAGATTTTGGCGAAATCACGAAAGATCGTGACGAGTGGAAAAGAAAAGCGGAACAGGCAGAAAAAGATTTCAATGCCAAAATTGCCGAGCGCGATAAAAACGATTTGTTGGAAAAGGCTTTCAAGGATATTAAATTTTCTTCTGAATCTGCAAAGAAAGCTGTTATGGCAGACATTGCAGCAAGCGTGATGGTGAAGGACGGGAAACTGATCGGTTTTAATGATTTGCTGGATGAAGCAAAAAAGAATGATGCAGGCGCATTTATTGACGAGCAGAGCGATCAGAATCAGGCAACATTTACTACACCGATGGGAAGCGGCACTCATACCGAGCCGATTACTGGTGATCCGAATAAGATGGATTTTGCTACGTACAAGAAGTGGCGTGAGCAGAATCAGTAATTTTTTGAGGAGGAATATTATGGCAAACAAAATTTTAACACCGCAGATTATTGCAAATGAAGCATTGATGGTACTGCAGAGCAACCTTACAATGGCGAATCTTGTACATAGAGATTATTCCGGCGAGTTTGTAAAGGTTGGAGATACCATCACTGTACGAAAACCGGCTACGTTTGTGGCTAAGAACTTTACGGGACAGACAGAAGCGCAGGACATTACAGAGGGTTCTGTAACCGTTAAGATGGACCGATTCAGAGATATCACGGTCAATGTTGGGTCTAAAGAAATGACATTAGACATTAAAAACTTCTCTGAGCAGGTGATAACACCAGCAATGCAGGCTATGGCACAACAGATTGATGCGGATCTTCTGGCAGTAGGCATTTCTAAGGCTGGAAAGAAAGCAACTGTATCTAAGACACCGGCCATTACGGATATCGCAGGCGTAGGTAAAGCACTGGATCAGGCAAAAGCCCCACGTACAGACAGACGATTAGTCCTTCCGCCGACTATTCTGTACCAGTACAACACACTGGACAATTTTGCAAAACAGTGCTACAAGGGCGATTCTATTGCCTTGAAAGAGTCTGAAATTGGCAAGGTTTACACCTGCGAAACTTTCATGTCGCAGAACTGCCCGGAAAATCAGAATGATAAGGCAGGAACAGCTACTTCATACAAAGTAGCAGGAACCAAGGATGCCACTCAGTTCACAGTATCTTCTGGAAAGGCAGAAACCGCAACCATTAACAAGGGAGATCAGCTGATTGTTAACGGATATCTGTATACTGTTACCGACAATGTGACACTTTCCGGTGGTGCTGGAACTGTAAAAGTGGATCAGAACATTCCGGAAACTGTAGCTGAAACAGACGCGTTTGTCGTAAGCAAGGCACACGCTCTTGGATTCCACAGAAATGGTCTTGCACTTGTAACACGTAACCTTGAACTGCCGATGGGCAACAAGAACGCTTACATTGCATCTGCCGATGGCTTGGGTGTTCGTGTTGTATTCGATTACGACTCTGACCATAAGCAGGACAAAATCTCTTTTGATATCATTTACGGCATCAAGGAACTCAACGAGAACCTGCTTGTTGACTTTTCATAAGGAAAGGGGATTTCTGATGGGATATACCACATATGACTTCTACAAAGAAAAATACTATGGGGATTCTATCAAGGAATCCCTTTTCCCCAAGTGGGAAGATCGAGCATCAACGAAGCTGGATCAACTGACTTATGGGCATATTGATGATGCTGCCAAGGAAGAATTTGACGAGAAAATCCAGAAAGCCACCTGTGCACTGACGGATCTGCTCTATAAGATCGACTACAAGACGGCTCATGCGAATGATCCACAGGAGGGCAATGTAAAGTCCATGTCTTCGGGCGGTCAGTCGATCAGTTTCGGGACAAATGAAACGCTTGTTGACAAGGTGCTGAATGACAAGGTGGCACAAAACCGGTTGTGTTACGACACGGTGTGTGAATACCTGTCCGGCACCGGATTGCTTTATGCGGGGGTGGAGTGATGTTTTTAAAGAGATTATTTTGCAAACACAGAATGATGCCTTATATGTACATGGATGTTCGCACACACGGCAACCATTATGTCCGGAAGCGCATCTGGAAGTGCACGAAATGCGGTAAGGAGTGTGGAAGCTGATGGGGCTTGGATTGTTTTACAACGACACGGTGACGCTGTTTAACTACTTCTGTGATCCGGATACCGAGGAAGAGAAGTATTATCCGACTTTGTTGGAGCGAGTGAACCTTGTGGAAACAAAGGGCGCGAATGTAACTAAAAGCGGTATGGATAGCGCGGATGCGGTAAAGTTGTTTATCCATTTTGCCGACCTTGGCAAAATGGGAAAACCATACATGGAGCCGAAAGTGTGGGATGCACTTCCAAATGACGAAAAGTCAAACTATATCACGTTCCATCCAACAGATGATTTTTTCATCAAGGGCGATCATATGAACTTGGAGATTCCTGATTCTAGCGTTTATGAATGGGCACATGACAATCTGGATTCCGTATACAAAGTAACAACAGTTGATAAATACGAGGACGTGATGCCCCATTTTGAGGTTGGAGGTGTGTGATGGGAGAAGTAGAAAAACTTACCATAAAAGACGCGGAAAGTGCGCAGAATGCGGTGCTGGATCTGATTTTGCAGTATCCGAACTTTCCCAAGACGTTTAAGGCAAGCAATAAAAACGTGAAGTGGAACAGCATCAACACTGATACTTCCATCGGAATTTACCCACTGTCCGGTGCGCGGTACATAAAGAAATATGTGAGTGGCAGCTATACCGCACAGATGCCATTCCAGATTGTATACCGCAGTTCCCCGACAAGCAACAAAACATCCATTGATGCACAGGTGGTTCTGGAGAATTTGAGCAAATGGCTGGAAGATACCGGTATTGAATTTGCTGATCCACACATGACATTACAGGAAATCGCACGTACATCTGTAGTCCTGCCAATTATGCAGGATGAAAAACAGATGGGTTACGGCGTAAATATGCAACTTATATATTTTTACAAAAAATAACAGGAGGAAATACACATGGCATTAGATCGTACCAACATGGTGTCCTTATTGGACATCGGAGCACTTACTGGCTCTACAGAGAAACTTGCCGAGATGGGCGATGGCTATACGGAACTGACAGAGGACTGGGGACCAAACACCGAATCTAAGCAGTACGTAAACATGAAGAATGCGTCCAATACAGTAAAGGGATATGCGTTTTCTATGACACCATCCCGCGAATATCTGTCTGATGATATGCAGACCGCAATTGACACGATGTTCAAGACATTCCCGACGGGGGATAAATGTAATACATATTATTACAGATATTACAAGACTGACATTAAATCCGGCACAGGTGATTGCATTCGCCTTCCGGTTACAGTTTGCCCATCAAGTACCGGTGGATCAGGTGGAGATACCCTTACATCATCTATCCAGATTAATGGTAATGGAGAAGTGGAACAGGGAACAATCACAATCGGTGCTGACGGCACCTTTACCTGGAAGAAAAAGGAAGATGCTGCGAGTGCAGGATCAAAGGAATAGGTGTTAATCAACAATTAGCATATCCGGGACGCGTACCTCTCTTTCGCGCCCCGGATTAAGAGAGGATGGTAATTTATGGCAGATATTAAAAATATTTCTTTTGATAATGGAATTAAGAAAATCGAAGTGAATGACGTGGACGGGAACCATATCACAACACTTTTGATCAATACGGCGGATGCGGCCACAGTAAAGAGATTTGTGGAGCTGGCCAATAATCTGGAAGATGTAGTCAATTCCGGCGAGGATAAGATTGCAGTCTACAAAGAAAAGTACAAGGAATACGAACATAAAGAGTTTGATGATCTTCCGGACGATGTGAAAACGAATATTATCGTGGATGCTTCGGACATGCACATTGGTATTCTGGAGGGAATGATCCGGGAAATTGATGCACTGTTTGGAAAAGATACCATTAAAAATGTTTTCCATGAGTGCTATGAACTGAATGAGAATTTCGTGCCGGATGAAGATGCTCTGGTAGATTTCGTGAACACTGTAATGCCGGTGATGAACGAATTATTTAAAACGAGAACAGAAGCAATCCACAGGAAGTATTCTCCGAACCGTAAAGCACGGAGAAACAGACACAACAAGAGCAAAAACCAGTTAATTCAGGAACATAAGGACGCAAAGAAGAATGAATAATGTTTTTCTCGATGATCTGCCGGAAGAGTGGCACAGGTACAAAGTGAATACAGATTTTACGATTGGCATCCAGATGCTGCAGGCGAAATATGATCGCGCACTGACGGATTACGAGAAAAGCGATATGTTCGTGTGGCTCATGTTTGCTGATGAAGATGAGAACGGGGAAGAGCATCTTCGGGATCATCCACAGGGGAAAGATCTTGGCGAATGTGTAGAGTGGTTTCTTTCCGGTTGGTTCCATGACAATCCGGACCCGGACGGGGACAAGACACGCGTGGTTGACTACGATGTTGACCAATGGCGCATTTATGCTGACTTCCGGCAGATCTACGGTATAGATCTTGCTACCACGGATATGCATTGGTGGATGTTCTGCGGTCTGCTTTGGAATATGCCGTACAAGCTATCCAGTTTTTTACAGGTGGTATCGAAGCGGCAGGAGAAGCCAGACAATAATACATCGGCGGAATATCGCAAGGCATTGCGCAAGGCGCAGAAGATCTATGCATTGGAGCAGCCGGAAGAAAAGAGAGAGTACACGGCAGAAGAAAAAGCCAAAATTGACGATTATGATCGCATGATGGCAGAAATACGCGGCGGAAAGTAGGTGAGCGGATGGCGGATTATGACGCAAGCATAAGAATAAACACTCTCATAGAAACTAAAGGAGTGTCAGTAAAATTACGAGAATTAGAAAATAGATTATCAAAGTTTGCAAAAAAGGCGTCTGCATTAACCGATGAAATGCGCAAGATGGAATCTACAAAAGTTCCAACAGATGAGTTTGCGGCTGCGAAGAAGCAGATAGAAGAAACCGCCAAAAAGATGAATACGCTTAATGATCGCATGGAGAAATTTATAGCCATAGGGGGAAAAACAGATAGTCGTGCGTTTAAATCTATGCAGTATGATTTAGATCAGCTAACAAAGACGTTGGAATCGGCAAAAGGCGAGGCGCAGGATTATTTGGATTCCGGAACTGCTTATAAGAGTGTTGATGATATAAAAGCATCTCCAGAGTATCAGAAAAAAGCAGAACAGCTATCTGAAATTAATGCACAGATGAGCGTTACATCTCAGAAAATTGCAGAGTTATCTGCAAAAGAGGAAGCTGCAGCATCAAGTACTGACCGTTTAGCTGCGAAAGGTGAAGCAACGGCAAGTAGTGCCGAAAATATAGCACAAGAGGAAACGCGTGTTGGTAATGAAGCCGACAAGGCTGATAAAAAAACAAGAGGTTGGTTAGATTCTTTCAAATCCAAGGCAAAAGCTACAGGCGAGAAGGTTTCCGGACTGGCATCCCGTTTAAAATCCGCAGGATCATCTCTTAAAAATTTTGTATCACACGGGAAAAGTGGCAGTGGAATGCTGGGAACATTCACTTCCAGATTAAGAGGAATCGCTCTTTCCATGTTTGTGTTTAACTGGATCACTAAGGCATGGAACGCAATGCTTTCTGCCATAAAAGACGGAACAGGAAATATTGCAAAATATTCGGGAGATGTAAATGCCAAAATGTCACAGCTCACAAGTGCTGTGGCAACTCTTAAAAATGCATTTGCTGCATTGGCAGCTCCGATTATTAGTGCTGTTGCTCCAGCGCTTACTTCGTTGATAAATATGCTCACGGGGGCATTGAACAAGATAAACCAGTTTATATCTGCACTTACTGGCGGGAAAACGTGGATAAAGGCAACGAAACAAGTAAAGAATTATGCCGGCGGACTAAAATCTGCATCTTCTGGTGCGGAAAAAGCGGCGAAATCTGCCAAAAAGTTAAAGGGACAATTACAATCTTTTAACGAATTAAATGTGATTAGTTCGAACGATTCTGGTGGATCTGGTGGTGGATCTGGTGGAGGTGGGGGTGGCGGAGTTGGAGATATGTTCACGACAGAGAACATTGATCCGAAAATTGCCAGCCTTGCAAAGAAGATAAAAGAAATTCTTAAAACCGATGACTGGTCTGAAATCGGAGAAATGCTTGGGAAAAAGCTGAATGATGCGCTGGTCGGAATCCCCTGGAACGGAATAAAAAAGCAGGCACGCCATATAGCAAGTGGCATTGCAACCTTATTAAATGGATTTCTTGATGGAACAAACTGGGAACTTGTTGGAAGCACTATTGCAGAAGGGCTCAATACAGCTATTGCGTTTGCACAGACGTTTGTACATAAATTCGATTTTAAACAGTTTGGTAAATCTATAGGGGAAACATTTACAGGAATTTTCCGGACGTTCGATTGGAGCGGTTTAGGAGATACTCTTGGAACTGCAGTTACTGGTCTATTCGATACGCTTAATGGGATTTTTTATAATACCGATTGGAAAGCACTTGGAAAAGGAATTATTGATGGAATTGGAGCTTTTTTCAAGGCAATAAAGTGGAAGAGTATTGGAAAATCTATAAGCGGAGCACTGCATTCCCTCTTAACTTTTTTGACCGGTGCGGTAAAGGAAATAGATTGGAAAAAAACCATTGAATACATTGGAACATCAATCGTAGATTTCTTTAAAGGATTTGACTGGAAGGGGCTTGCTGGAGATATTGGAGAGTTCCTTGGAACAGCGCTTAAATCTGTGGTAAACCTTGCAAAAGCTATTGGAGAATTGATTGCGGATGGATTTAGTAATGCAAAAGAATATTTCCAAGACAAGATAGAGGAATGTGGCGGCAATATACCAAAAGGAATTTTAAAGGGAATAACAGATGCTCTTAAAAATATTGGAACATGGATTAAGAAAAATATATTTGATCCATTTGTGAAAGGATTTAAAGATGCGTTTGGTATCCATTCTCCGGCAAAAAAGATGAAGCCTATTGGAAAGAATATATTTCTTGGTGTAATTGATGGTTGGAAAGAAAAGATAAAATCATTTAGCTTTTCAAAGTTGGCAAAAGAAGCCATTAAGTTAATTCAAAATGGATTTAATGGTGCAAAATCTGTAGTAAATGTTGCGATTTCTTTGATAAAAAAAGGCTGGACTACATTAAAGAAATTTGTCGGAGAAATAGGGGCGAAAGCTTTTTCTCTTGCAAAAAAAGGCTGGACTACAGTATCAAAATTTGTTGGAGAGATCGGCAAAAAAACATTTTCTCTTGCAAAAAAAGGCTGGACTACAGTATCTAAGTTTGTTGGAGAAATTGGTAAAAAAGGCTTTGGACTGAAAAAGGATGGCTGGACTACCTTAAATAAGTATGTAGGAAAGTTGGATAAAGTAGCCGTGAAATTATATAAGAGCGGTTGGAAATCAATAAACAGCTTTGTGGGAACCACGGTAAAAGTTGGAATCCAGTTGATAAAAGATGGATGGAGCAGTTTTAAGAACTGGCTTGGAATTGGAAATGATAATTCTTCATCAAAGAAAAAAACATCCAAGAAAGCCGGTGGCGGCATCTATACCGGCGGAATGTGGCATAACATAGCACATTATGCAGTAGGAACCGAGAACGCACCAGCAGGACAGCTTTTTATCGCGCGTGAAGCTGGGCCGGAGCTGGTTGGAACAATTGCAGGACATACGTCCGTTATGAACAATGACCAGATTGTGGCATCTGTATCGGATGGAGTTGCGCGTGCGGTACGGTCCGTAATGGCATCAGGAAACCAGAATGTGAATGTTGTGTTTAAAGTGGAAGGAGATCCGAATGGAATCTTCCACGTAACACAGCAGAAAGCAAATGAATACTACCGGGCAACCGGAAACCCAGCATTTTTATTTTAGGAGGTGGATTGAATGGGATACGGCGGTTATTTAATTAAAGTCGGAAATTACACAGTTCCATTCGACTGTATACTGGCCAGCACATTTCAGTCCCCTCTCCTGGGGCAGGACAAGGATTCATACAATGATGATAACGGAGAACTACACAGGACAGCATTAAAGAACCAGGTCCTTAAGGCAGAGTGGCAGACTCCTGCCATGAACGAAAAGAAGTTTAATGCATTTATGAGTAACATAAATAAACAATATGTGGAGCAACGGCGCGAAAAGAAATGTCTTGTGACGGCATGGTGTCCGGAAATTATGAAGTATGTGACTATGTATTGCTATGTTCCGGATATTACTCCGATAGTAGCATATGCAGATGAAAAAACGATTGAATATGACGGCTGGCGAATAGCTTTTATCGGATATGGCGGTGCGATTTTATGATAAGTGGTAAAAACAAGGAGCTTTATTATGCAAGCTCAATTGATAAGCAACTTAATATAGAAGTAATCGGAACAAAGCATGTGATTGACAACTCCACTAGGGAGCAGGACACATTCACATTGACCGAAACTCTGAATGACGGCACGGAACTGAAGTTCGGTTCTTGCTTGCCGAACCAGATTTCTTTTACCGGACGTGAGGTACCAATTGCCACAAAAGGCATGAAGCTACGTGTGACGGAAACTCTGGAAGGGAATGAGAATGATCCGTTTGTGTATGGCACATATACGGTACAGTCTGACACCCCGACCGCTGATCGTACCAAGCGGCAGATCGTTGCCTATGATGCCATGTATGACATAATCAATGCTGATGTAAAAAGTTGGTATGACGGCTTATCTTTTCCGATGACTCTGAAAGCATTTCGTGACAGTTTTTTTGCATACCTCGGCATCGAACAGAAAGAGACAATCCTTGTAAACGATTCCATGACGGTAAACAAAACGCTGGTAACCACACAGTCCGATGATTCCAGTGTGACCGCAGAAGCTACAATAAGCGGCAAGACAATAATTGAAGCGATCTGTGAGCTCAACGGGGCATTTGGAAATATCGGGAGAGGCGGTAGATTTGAGTATGTGATTTTAAAGGCGATTACATCTGCACTGTATCCGGCAGAAGATCTGTACCCACGGGAAGATCTCTTTCCATCGGATGCAAACACCGAAAGTATGACTGGGCATTATATCACATTTGACTATGAAGCGTTCCAAAGCCAAGCAATAACACAGTTGGAGATCCGGGCAGATGATTCTACTGCTGGGGCTATTGTGGGAACATCTGGAAACAATTATGTTATTTCCGGCAACTTCCTTATAAGCGACAAGACTGGGGCTGAAATGAAGCAGATTGCGAATAATCTGTTGCCAGTAATTGCACAGGCAGAATACACACCGATTAAAAGTTGTACATGCGTTGGTAATCCGTGCCTAGAGTTGGGAGATCCGATTCGTTTCAACACTTCCAGGGAGATTGTAGAAACATACATCTTACAGCGCACCCTTACAGGAGTGCAAAGCAAACGCGATTCCATTGTTTCAGCAGGAACAGAAACCCACGCCATGAAAAATCCAACTACACGGGAGACGGTGGAAGCATTAAAAAGACGTACCCATATCTTGGAGGAAAATGCAGACCATCTTCAATCCACGTATGAGGATTTAGAGCAACAGACAAATACCAAGTTTGAGCAGACTACAAATAGCATTTCCGCAGAAGTCAATCGTGCACAAAAAGCGGAAGGGCAATTAGACGCATCATTGGAATTGAAGTTAGGCAGAGATGAGAACGACCAAGTTATTTCTATGATCAATGCCAGTGCTGACCAGATTATGCTTCGTGGAAACAGGCTCATAGTCGAAAGCAACAACTTCAGACTTGATGGAGCTGGACGAGTAACAATAATCGATTCGCTAAACTTTAATTCGACAGCGCTCGGTGATGACCTTACAATTATTGGGCTTGACGGAAGAGGCAGACCCATGCTGCAAAACATACTCATTGACCTAGGCACTGTAACAGATTCAAACGAGGAAAACTTGGCAACTGAAAGTTATGTTGACAATTCGCTGAGCGACTACGCAACCAAAAGCGAATTGCCAAGTGGGTATTTTACAGATGTAGATTATACACTTAATGATAGCTCTACAACCAAGTATTCGCCAAGACACTTTAATAAAGTGGCTGATTTTGGTTCAAGGGAAAGTACCTTGGATATCGAGGGCCTTTTGATTTCTATCCCGAGTTCCGATAAAAGGCTGAAAAATAATATACAATCATTAAGGGATATTAAAAGCGTTTATATGGCAATGCGTCCAGTTGAGTATACATGGAAATCCGGATATATCACGCAGCACACAGGCTTACAGTTTGGTTTAATTGCGCAGGATTTAGAGAAGATTTTGCAGGATGCCGGATTGTCCGATAGCGGACTTGTACTAAAAGAAGATGCCGAAGAGGATGAAAAAGCAATTCACGGAGATTCAAAGACATGGAAAATCGACAAGGAAAATCTCCATGCAATGCACATACAGATGATCCAGATGCAGCAGAAAGAAATCGAACTTTTGCAGCAGAAAAACGAAGATCTGGAACGCAGATTATCAGCGTTAGAAAGGAGTGTGAGCCATGCAGAAAATATATAGTCGTATCAAATGGGAGAATCTTCCCAGCGAAAAAACAGCGGTAAATGAATCTAATCTTAACAAGATGGACTTGGCAGTTGACAATCTGGATGATCGCGTGGTTGCTATGGATGCATCCAAAGTTGACTTGACCAAGGCTAACGAACTTGTAAAGGAAATTCTGTGGGATGAATCCAACGGAACGTTGACGGTCGTTAAGATGAATGGTTCCAAGGCGGTAATTGATACCAAGTTGGAGAAGCTGGCAGTCAACTTCAAGTATGATCCGGAAAGTCAGCAGTTGGTAATCACGCTTGACGATGGCACAGTGCAGAATGTTGATTTGTCTGCGCTGATTACAGAATATGAATTTCTTGATTCCGATACGATCGCATTTGAGATTACAGATGGCAAGGTTAAGGCTATCGTTAAGAATGGTTCAATTACCGAGGATAAGTTACAACCGAACTTCTTAGCGGATATTAAGGTGGAATCTGCAAAGGCTGTAAATTCTGCAACTAATGCAAAAGCATCCGAAACCAATGCTGCAAAATCCGCCACAGATGCCAAGGACAGCGCAGACCGAGCGCAGGAAATCGAAAACGAGATTAACAAGAAACTCACAATGACAGAATTTGATGTGAATGAGGATGGAGAGTTGATTTACACGGACAATTCTGCTTATAACTTTGTCGTTGACAATGACGGAAATTTAAACTGGGAGGTGGCTTAAATGGCTATAGCAGGAAGAGTAGCAATTGTGCCAAAGGGCGATTGGAGCGCAGATGCTACATATAAGAGATTGGATGCAGTGACTTATAACAATACGCTTTATTTTGCAAAAAAGGGAGTTCCGGCAGGAACGGCAACGAGCAATACGGAATACTGGTCTAAGTCTATCGTGGGCGGTGCTAGTGCGATTGCAACAACAGAGGATGTCGGAGTTGTAAAGCCGGACGGAAAGAGCATGAGCGTAGATGAGAGTGGAACGCTTAGTATTAACTTGGATGGAACCACAATTACATTAGATGAAGCAAAAAACGTCATAAAGTTGGCAGATGCACTAAAAGAAAAGATCGGAAGCGCACTGCAACCGGAAAGTATCGTAAATAACCAGGTAACAACAGAAACCGGGTTTGCATTAGATGCGCGGCAGGCGAACCCGAATATTGATGGATCACTTGCAAAGCAGATAAGTGATTTAAACGGCAGTTTAGAGAATATAGTTCCGTTGATACAGGATTGTAACATTGTTAACTCGCATTTTGCTTATGCCGCACCAGATACGCTACATACTCCAGCAGCGGAAGGTAAGACAAACTCGACTATAAGCATCATATTAACTGTTATAGTTCCCATGTCCACCGAGAATGTTTCTATCAATACACAATATTCGTTCACCGCCGTAACCGGAGAAATATTTGTCAGGACAATAAATGAAGGAACAATAGGAGAATGGCGGTTGATTTAAGAAATAATATTCCAATCCTGCCAATTTCCCGAATCTTTAACACGAACGGCTAATTTGCCGTTGTATTGTTTAGCTATAGATACACCTATTTGAATCGCATAACCAGTACTTGAGTCAATAAATGGAATTGTTAAAAGTATCGTATGAAAATTTGGAAACGGATTATTGGTAGAAGCATCATAATTGACGTTTGGCGGCATATGTGTAAGCCCAGAATCGGCATCGTTTGCATCCTTTGTTTCTTTAGTAGAATAAAATACATTCTCTAAACTGCCGTTTAAGAAAATATATCGAACAAATATTCGAGCGTAACTTATAAACAATTTTTATATATGAAAGGAATTAAAAAACATGGATAAAATTATTTTAAAAGATCAGACCAACTTCGAGGTTGCCGATGGTGCAAGCCTTGGAAACATCCAGATCAAAGCCGAGAACTTCGAAGCCATTAAAACGATCACGGATGCTTTTACTGCAGACAACCTTGCGGAAGTGACATTTACACACAACGATGCAGTGTCGGGGAAATATACCGATCTGAAATCCGATGGGTTTACATACGCACCGAATACGGACGAGGCAGGTAAGGAAGATGGAACCTACACGGTTACTATCAGGCTGCGAACCAAAACTGAAATCGAAAAACGTCTGGATGCACTAGAAGCAGGACAGGTAACATTGCAGCAGGGGCATGAGTCCAACGCCGGAGCAATCGAGGACCTGGCCGGAATGATCGGAGGTGAAGAATAATGGCATGTGTAAACCTTATAAAATTCTATGTGCGCAGAATCACAACAGACAAGAAAATGACGATTGATGATGTACCGGAACGCTGGCGCGAACAGGTGCGGGAAAAAATCGAAAAAGCGTAGCAGATCGGGGCACCCGAAGATGCCCCATTTGGTACAAACCGTGCATGATCTGGCGGTATACTTATGGCATAAGATAAAAGGGGAAACTATATGCTTAAATTTTTGTCCGATAACTGGCAGCTATTAACTGCCCTTATAGGTGCGGTGGCGTTTCTGCATCGACAGGTGATTGCCACAAGGAAAGGGGTTCGGGCGTTGCTCCGTGCCGACCTCATACGCCTGTACAATAAATACCATGATGATCTCGGATATTGCCCGGTATATGTTAAGCAGTCCTTAGAGGATGAGTACCAGCAGTATCACGCACTTCATGGGAACGGAGTAGGAACACAACTGTATAATGCATTGATGGCTCTGCCAACGGAGCCACAGGAAGGAGACCAGCTATGAAAAGTCAACCATAAATTAGCAAAAAATTTCTTTTTCATATCGGTGGTAAAAAAGGGTAACTTTAATAGAGCTCCCTTAGGGTGCTTTTTCAAAATCTATCGATATTGGTATACAGACCTCTTATTCGAGGTTAAATTCTACTTCGTCAGTGAGCAGCTTCCAGATGACTCTGACAAGCTTGCCGGCACAGTGCCCAAGT